GGTTTGCCGCATCGGTAGCAGTCGGGGTTGTCTTTTAGGAGTGCTGCACGGTTGGCACGGTAGGTGGGGTCGTTGGTTGTGTGTTGTCTGGGCATGTCGGGGTTCCTTTGGTTGTTTGTATCTTAGGGCGTAGGGATAGGTCAAGTGCGCTGACGCCCACAGCGCAAAGGGCGCGCTGCGGTTGTCCTCAAATTCCATGCTGGGATTGGGTTGTTTGTGTCCCCCACAATTCGGGCAAGTAGCCACAGGGTGCCGGTCTATTTGTTTTCAGTGGACAACCTTCGCCTTTACGTTAGGGAACGCTGGGCGCCTGCAATGCGCAAGCGTCTACCTACGTTTCCGTATGTTCCCATAAACGGTTCCAGTATCCGTCAAGGGCTAATGACCATCTCGCTTATGGTCTGCTGTTATCGGTTGTATGTCAAATTATGTTATTCGTGACTTACCCAGGCGCCGTCAATGAGGACACGGGCGAACGCTATTTCATAGTGTGGTATTTGTGTCCCTGAAATAGTGACAAACGTTAAGTTTTTGAAATTGTCTAAAATGATAAACGCAACATTGCTGCACAAGTATTCGCCGTCTGCTATTTCGCCCTGGCGCATAAAGATTTTGATTGGGTTGGCTGGCACAATCGTTTTCATGACGGTTTTCCTTTGCCTGCTAGTCGGGTTGATATTGCGTCTATGTCTTTAGGCCGCCAAACAACATGTTCAGCGCCGTTTTCGTTTATGGCTTGTGACCATAGTTCTTGGCTGTCGGATAGTCGCCCCATGTCGCTTTTTAATTCGGCAAAGATAAGCCCTCGACCCCTTTGATGGCATAGGACAAGGTCTGGGAAGCCTGGGTGACCCGTCAACGGTGTTTTCCACACCCCAGGACGGATTTCCACAGCCCGTGTGTGCATAACCAGCCAACCATGCAACTTAGCCAACATGATGACCTGCGACTGAAAATAGGATTCTTTCACAGCTTCACCACTTCAGGGCCGTAGACAATAGGTAACCATTCCATGCCCTCTAAGGCGTGCTGAGGTAGCCACCAAGTCATTGTGTCTTGCAGGTCATTGCGCCACTCTTTGCGACCAGTACCGGACGCCACAATAGTTTTAGCGGTGTCAAAGTGCAGCCAACCAGCCAAACGGACTTTGTTAGTGCCAACGATAGCCAACACAGTTTGTTTGCCCATCTTGTGTTGCTGTTGAAATATAAGGTGACCGTCTTTGTGCATAGTTGCTTTCACCTGGTAGTCGCCTACGTCGCCTTGACGGTCAACTTCACGGATTGTGTCGTAACCCTCATAAGCAATTTGTAGCGCTTTCGCTAACGCCAATTCGCCTTTGCACCCATACAAGTTTTCGTCATAGTTAGTTTGCCGTGTCGCAACTTGCCAATGTTCCGTGCGTTGTTCCGCCCAATGGTCACACGCTGCGAGGTCATCGTCGTTAAGCAAGACACCTACAGCGGTCACTTTTTGCCCATGTCTTTAATGATTGCGTTGGCTTCTTTCCAATCGGCAGGCACGGGACCGGCATAACCAATAGCGGCAAGGTTTTGCAGTTGAGATTTAGACACGGGCCACGGTTTATCGCCGTCAGCTGGTGTTGCTTTAGTTTGCGTCCCTCGACTAGGCGCAACAGTAGGTGCGTCGTTTTGGCGGTTTTGGACTTCTTCAAAAGACGCCATTTTGCCAAACGGAATCATCATGCCTAAAGCCCTACCTAAAGCGCTAGTGCTGCAATTCATCGCTTCGGAATTGGCGGTAAACGGCGTGCGCCCAGGGAAAATTTCCCAACAGGTCGCAATGCAAGGCAAGGGGTCTAACGGGTCACGGTAAACGGTCATTGTGACAGCTATAAACGTTTTGTCGCCTACAGCAATTACTTTGGCTGGTTCCTCAACCACTCTTAGTTCAGGCCATTTGTCAAGGGCTAATTTAAATCTTGTAGGTACGTCTACATAGTCGCCCAGGTTCATTTGAACCCGCCTAGACGCATAGCAACAATGGTGTCCTGGCTGCTTTTGGTCAGGTTGACAAGGTTTATGCCGTGTTCCTCAGCTGTGTACGCCAATTCAAATAAGCATTTGCGCATTTGGTCAATGTCTGCCCGCAAGGTTTCTATTTGCCAGGCGGCGGCTTTCATAGCGATATCCGCTTTAGTGATAGCAGCCGATAGTTCTTGCATTTGGTTATTCATAGTCGGGACCTTTCGGTTGTCGGGTTAATGGCACTATACACATTAGATGTGCCGTCGTAGCGCATACGTCGACGGTCGCCTTCAGTCGTGTTAGCCCATAAGCCTTGTAGGGCCTTATCGGCAAACGACATAGCGAAATCGAGGCAGTCGTCAAACACCGGACAGGCATCACAAAACGGTTTAATCATCTTGCGGGCTAAAGCCGATTCGGTGCCGTTAGCAGGGAAAAACAGGTTGGTTTCAAGGCCACGGCAATTTGCGTATTGTTGCCAGTCGGGGCGGTCAACATCAAACATGGCGTTAGCACAACCGCCAGGGTTGCCACCCGCATTGCCCTTTAGCCTCACGCCCCGAATATAGCAACCAAGCCCAATTCAGGTTGGTGTACGGGTCAAACATGTCTGTCGGCTGTAAACCCATTTGTTCCCACCAAACATGGTGTGCGTACCAGTTTGCTTGGATAAGTCCGTAGTCCCTGCATTGGCGTCCAGAATCGCTTGTGCTGCACGCTGTAGGTATGCACCTACTTTCACGCCACATAATGAAACTAAGCGTTTTAAGCGTTTCTGTGTCATTGGGCCACCCTGCGTCTACAGCGGTACTGAACCATTGCGCACATGGCAAATCCCGCAATTCCTCAGCAAACACAACAGGCGCAACCGTCGTTGTTGTTGTTGTTAGCGGCGGGTACAGCTGGCCTTGCATTTGGCTAGGTGTGTACATTTGCACGGTGATTCGAGGGCTGGTCTGCACAACAGGCGACAACTTAACGGGGTCATTGCTGAACCCTGTTGCCACAATCCAGCACATAAACCAAGTAAATAGGGCTAAACCTACAAAGCGTTTTACATTCATTATTTGTCCTTTAGTCGGGGTTAAGGTCGGGTTATGTCTACCGATTAGGTGCGATTAAGTCAAGCACCCTTGAAAATGGTTTTGAACGCATGGGCCACAATGTCTGGGTGGTCAGCTAACAGCGGGCTTATCTCGACATGCACCCAAGTGCCACCTTTGCTACCAATAGTGTTCTTTTCGTAGACCCGCCAGGCGTCCCTATCGCTGCGGTAGCTAGCGCCCCAACCAAACTTTGACGGTTTGTAGGTGTTGGCATAATCGTGTATTTCCTCAATGCCTAAAATGTCACGGTGGACAAACAGGAAGTCAATAAGGGCGTAACGCTGTCTTGCGGTTCCGCTGAGGTCAAACGCCCGCCAGGTGCTATGCACAGACAAAACAGGTGTTTTGCTAGGGCTACCTTTGACAGGGCGGTTGGCGTAAATACCTAGGTTGGTGACACCAAACAGGTAACAACAATAGTCCACAAATGTTCTTGTGCCTTTGCGCTCGACAGCCCGTGGGCCGTCTTTGTTTCCCGTGTAGGGCCTTATGGTCATTTAGTTTTCTTGCCTAGAATTGGCGGCACAATCTCACCATTTTTGGGCCTTATTGAATTACCGACGCTGTACCCAATCAAACTGCCTAAAAGTCCTGTGCCGGCTGACTGGTCTATTTTTGAGGTTGCCATTAAAACGGTTATAGAAACTAAGGCGGCTAAAACCAAAAAAGCCTTTGGCGGGTTAGTTATGTTCATGACGCCCCAATGTCTTCAACGATGATTTGCGCTTGTGCTGTCGCTGCCCTAGTTAAAACTGGTGCGCCTGTAGTGGAACTGGTTAATGCGCAACCGACAACCGTAATAGAACCAGCAGTAAAAGTACCTACATAAACGGCGGTCATAGTTCCGTTTACTGTTACTGCAACGTTTGTTTGTAAAACGGCGGTGCTAAGTAATGTTCCTGCTGCGTTTGTCTGTCGAATTTGCGTAGTAGTGGTGCCGTTTAAAACTGTTGTTGTGTTTGCTTGCGGTTCGTTATAGGTAATTCTGTACAGCCTGTTTGTTATAGCGGTGAACGTTGCGGTCATGCCTGTAGCGATTGCAGCAGAAGTCGTCAGCGTATAGTTTGCGCTGCTTGACGCTAAAGCACAGACGCCAAACGGATAAGCATTAGCCTGATTTGCTGTAAATATGGCGCCAGCGGTAAACGTGGTGTTAGGTGAAATAGCCATAAATTAGGGCCTTTCAGGAAAATTGACGGTTGCGGATATTGTCCATGTAGCGGGAAAGTCTCGCAACTGTTGACGGTAGGTTGCCCATGCCGTTTTGTCTGTTGGTGTATCAGGAATCATCGCCCAATCGGATTCAACCAGTAGGGCGTTGCGGGCGTTTCTCATGCGTTCAACAAGCCATTCGTCGGGTGCTTCAGTTTCGTGGTCTGCTAAAAGGTTCATCATGCCGCCTTGTAATTTATGGTCGCTGAAATTCTGTCTGCGTTAGCAAAAATAAAAGGCTGTGACTCTGTAACTTGCCCTGATGCGGTTGTGGAGTTATTTCTCAGACTGAATGTAGTCGTACCGTTGTTATGCACATTTGCTACAACAATGACTGCCCTAGTCGCTGAAGCATCCTCAAGCCAACCTGAACCGATTCCTGGATATCCAGTAAGAGTAGCGGCAGCAGTAACAGGCAAACTAAAAAAATAGCCGCCGCTACCAAAAGTAGTTGTGCTGCCGCAAATTATGTTTATTTGAGCAACCACAAAACCGTTAACTAATGCGTACCTGCCCTCA